ACATTTGATTTTCCTCCTATGTGTTTATTTTTGTGAAGCCTCCAACCATGCTTTCATCGCATCTTTAGTCGCCTGGTTATTACCCCTGTTACTAAATTTGCGTTGTTGGTTTAAGGCCTTGTCCACGGATGTCATTTCCCCTTCATCTACACTATGAGATCGGCTCGTACTTGCAACCTTGGGAACCTTCTTCACTTTCTTTCCATCTAACTTTGCTGTGCGTAATTGGTCCATTCGCATGGCATCATACGCCATCAGTACAGTTCGGTGGTCGGTAAGTGCGTTCAGTTCTTGGTCGCCAAAACCTTTTCTTTTCAAGAAATTCGTTAAGTCCCTTCTGGTTTTTTCCCCTTTAACGGGATCACCAAATATGGGTGCCTTCTCCGCTAACAACTCCTGTTCCTTTACAAGAACATTCTGAAGTTTTTGCTGATAGACTTCTTCGTTCTTACGCTTTTCTGATTGTAGCTCGGTTTTTATTTTTGCTTGAGCGTCCCTCTGTTTTGATATTTGAGCTTGCCTGCGGACATACTCGGCTGGGTCCTCATTGTAAATGCGATCCAATTCCGCCTCGTCCACTTTCGGCTCTACCATTTGAGATGAAAGTTCATTTAACCGTTGAACATATTTTTCTCTCTCTTGATTTGCCACATTCATCTGATCCATTATCTTCAATCGTTCATCCTCAACGGATTTACGATCTTCGGATAATCTCGCAGATTTTTGTCGGTAATCAGAATCTTTGGAGTAACCTTTCGTCAATTCTTCGAGGGTAACTTTATGCATCTTGCCATTGACTTTGACTTCATAAAGTTTCTCGTCTTGCGAAGTTGTGGTTTCCTCGGATACTAAATCCAAATCGTCAGGGGTTAATTCCTGTGGATCATCACTTTTCGTTTCTTCTTTGGGTGATGATTTTTGCTCCTCGTTCCCTGTGGCCTTGGAATTATCCAAAAGGTTGACGAGAGCTTCTTCTGCTTGAAATTGATTCAATGCAGATTCCTTTGCAGGCGTGTCTGCCATTGTTCTCTCCTTTAATTTTAATTAAAATTAATGATACAAAGTATCTTTGTGCTCTTTAGATAATTGCTTGTTCGCCAATTTTCCTGTTTCCGCAACAGAAGTAATCTCGTTGACAATCATATCTAAAGCCTTTGAGAGTGTATAAAGCCACTCCCGTGCTTCCGAATCACGCATGGGCGAATTTTTCCATTCAAGGTCAATCGCCTGACGGATTCTTTTCACCGCATTGGTGAAAATCTCATCCTCTAAAAATCTTTTAGCTTGTATTCCTTTTGACTTTTCTTTGTCTAAACCCATTATAAACCGTAACTATATCCAGCTTTAGCTCCTGTTTTAGCTGTATCTTTATATTTGGCTGTTTCTTTTTTTACTTGATCTCTCTTTTCTTGTTTGTCTTGTGCTGTATCTTTATAAGTAGTTTTAGAAGTATCTTTTTTAGAGGTATCTTTTTGTTTTATTCCTGTATATTTAACTTTACCTTCCGACACTACTGGTTTTATTTTTTTAGCTTTATTCCAACTATCCTTCAACTCATTCTTTTGAGAAGTAGTTAAATTAACATTTTTCATTTGCTTGTCATACCACTTCTGATCGAATTTCGATGGAATGGTATTGGTGTTACCAGACTGTGCTGCTGCCGTAATGGTGTCTATGGCATCGGTCATGGAACCATATCGTGCCTGTTGTCCATATCCCGTGATGAAGTTTCCATCATTATTGTAATGCCCTCCTGTGGAAGTGTGATAAATAACATTATTATCATCTCGTCCTGAAGGAGCATAGCTATTTTTTAAGGTTTGTACAGACTTGAATGTTCCTGGAATTTTAGAAGCGGATAATCCTCTTTGTTTATCATCGGATAATCGGCTGTTAAAAAATTCAGATATTTTTATTTTTTCTTGAAACTTCGGAGAGTGCTGGGCAAATCGTGGGGCATCCACCGCACCGCCTAACATCATTCCTTTTTGATTAAGTGAATCAAGAAACCAATCATATTTCTTGTCATTCATTATTTGGGCTGGTTGAGATAGCATAGAGCCATATAAACCTTTTCCCTCTAATGTAGTTTGCATCGGTCCCATTAATCTTCCATCTGCGTCAATATAACCTTTTGCCTCTCCGAACGCCATCAACTCCTGTTCCGTCATTTGGTTCATTGGCTTGTTGCTTGGATAGGTGTAAATATCCTGGGTAAAGTCATCGCTGGTGAAATCACCATAAGGAGTGGATACAGTATCTCGAACATCGGAGCTATAATCAACCCCTCCTGGGGTTACGCTCTCACTTACGGTATCTGTTTGTGTATCTGTTGTAATGGGTGTTACTCCAGGAGCCTGTCCTGGAACGCTTACTTGATTTGTTGCTGGATCAAGGACAAAAGGATATTGTCCAAATCTTCCCCAATATGGGTCTTTTCCAGCAATATCTGAAGGTGTTAATCCTTGGTTAAGAAGGCTTTGATAATTCGGCATTGTATATTCATACCGCATTAATCCCATTGGATTTCCTAGAGGTGGTCCAATTCCCAATAAATTTTGTAAATAAGCGTTCTGTGCCATTATCGTCCACCATTGGTTTTAATCAAGGCTGTTTCAATTTCAGCAGCTTTACGCAATTCGGTTGAATCTATTTTCTCCGCCTCTATTTTCAGTTTTGTTTCCAGTTCTAAAATCTTCACTTGCATGTCCACCATCATTTCCTCTCGCTTCTGTTGGAGAGTGGCGATTGTTTTTTCCTTCTCCGCCTGTATCTCCGCCATCGCTGTTTGGATTAACGGATCAGGTTGTGGAGGAGGTGGAGGTGGTGCTGTTTCAGGATTAACAAAGAATGGCTCTGCTGATTTGAAACCAGCGTTGATAACCAACTTCTCTAAAGTATTATAGATTTTTTGGTCATCCACCAAGCGACCATATCCGCCTTGTTGAATTAATGTTTTCTGTATGTTTAAAATTTGTGAAAGTAATGCAACACGCTGATCGGTATTACCCGTTCCAAGACCAACTTGAATGGATACATCCATGTCATAGTTCTGCCAGTCTTTTGGATTCATTTTGTAGAACTGGTTGCGAAGTCTGATTGTTCGTTCCTCATCCTGGTATTTTGTTACCAAGTGCATGATGCTGCGGAACATATCCTTCACGCCCGTTTCTGCAAAGATACGAGCTATCAATTCAATTCGTTGTGTCGCTGCGTTGACCAAGGCATTTACGCCTGTGGCAGTAGTGTGTGATTTTTGTATCACATTTGGATCGGCTCCCATTTGGGATCGGGAGATTCCTGTTCGTGCCTCTTTCAGTTGGTCAATTTTTTCCAACATGGAAAGACCTTCATTCAAGAAACTTGGAGTTGCCAAAGGTGTTACCGCTCCAGGTCCTTTCACTCGAACAATTCCGCCAGGTCGTGATGTGATTAAGTCATCTAAATTCACCTGCCCGTCAATGACCACATTCCTTGCATTGTTCTGCAAGTACATGTTGTCCATTGTTTGTCGTAGGACAGTTGATTTGATAAGTTGTAAATCCATGACCAAATCCGCCACACTCATTCCAAAGAATAAATGAGGCATAGGAATTGGAGTTACCATGGAAAATGGAATGTCATCTATGGGTTCGTTATCCAGTATGTGATTTCTATTGCCAGCCATCGTAATTTTACGAAGCTGTGCTTTTCCGTTTCCGTTGTAATCTAACCGAGCGTAACATTCCATCAGTTCGATGTAATCCGTTGACTTGTCAATGGATTGAAATTCTATTGCGGGATCGGCTGTTTCGTACAGCTCCCTTGTTGTGTGTTCCTGATTGTAAAAACTGTTTGTGTAAGTGGGAAGTTTACTGACTACTTTTTTGGAATAACCCATGTTTAACAGTTGTGTTCTTGTCCTGAACAGTCGGTGGGCAAAGAACTGGGCATCCTGAATGTTGATCGCATTTCGTGCAACATAAACATCCTCTGGTGCAACGCTGTCAACTTTTACTCGACCAATCTTCTTTGTTCGTGTAATCTTCACATCGTGAATGTATTCTACGCCTATCTCTGTTTCTACTTCCTGCTCGTCATGTTCGTCTATGCTCACTTCATCATCAATTAATAAAGTTTGATATTCTACTTCCGTGAGTTCCTTGTATTCTTCCTCGACCTTTTTTTCTTCCTCCAGCCAGAAATGTTTGACGAAACCATTTTTCTGTAAGAGGGCATCCTTGAATAAATTATAGAGAATGAGAAAACCTGGATTGTCTTTCATAAAGACATAGTTTACATAATCGGTGCATTGGTCTGCAACCTGCTGATCCTCTGGTCCCTTGGGTTCAAATCTTACGATCTGTTCGCCTGCGGTAAAAATGCGTAGGAGTGACGGCAATATGCTCTCAATTACCTCCAATACATCTTGTGATACTACCTGTGATCGTCCTTCAACTTCATTACCATAAGGTTCTCCCAGGTAATATTTAAAGGCAGCTCTGCGTTCCTGCGGAATCTTTCCTGATAAATACCCTAGAGATTGTTCAAGCTGTTGACCGAGCAAAGCGAGTATCTCTGAATCTCGCATTTTTGCCATGATTTATTAAGCTTTTCCCCAGTTTTTAGGGTGTATCCTATCTGGATCAAATAGTTTCCCACGGGTAAGATTTTTTGTTGTCGCCCAAACCTTTGGTTCGCTTGGAACGGCTGTAGATTTGCCTTTGTCATTCGGCTGTGCTGCCGCATCGAGCCTGTTGATTTCAGCGTCATACCCAGCAACCCTGTATTCGCTTCGTACAGAGCCTTTTCCGAATCTTAATCTGCCATGGTATTTTTTTCCGTTTGAAGTTCCCATTATTTCTCCCATCTAATTATAAGGGGCTGACCATCAGCTCCCACAATTTCCTGTTGGTTTTTATCACCATACACTTTTGGCACCAGCTTGCTAGCCGACCAATGTGCATCGTGCATCAGTAATTTTAAAGCATGGGTTTCTTCCAACCCCACTTTTCCTTTTCCCTCTTTTGACCGTTCATAGGTGTCAAGGGCTTTTTTCCTGTTATCGGATAAAATATATTCTATGCCTTCCATTTTCGCTTGGCTGTAGCGTGCCTGAAAGCCTTCCT